ACCGCCGCTGGTACTGGGTGGACTGGACTGGCAACCTCAGGTTAGCTGTAAATGGCGACTGTATATGGTGGTTCTGATAGTGAAATTACTACTGGCACGGTAGACGCTACTCATAGACAGCCTACTGTATTTGACTATTCACAGTCAAATCAGTTTAAAGTTTTCTTTCCAATATTTCCAACAACGGAGTGGTTTGTTGTCCGAGCCAATATTCCATCAGTGACTTTAGGTACGGCTGACCGATACACTCCGTTTGTTACTATTCAAATGGTAGGTGACCATATTACCTATGGTGACTTCAGTATGACTTTTATTGTAGATGAGAACTTGAAGAACTATATGGAAATGTATAACTGGGTAAAGAACATTGGGTTCCCTTTTGAGCATAAACAATTTAATGTATTGGATAGACCTGACTATGGAAATCGTAGTGGTGGTACAAAGTACAATCCAGAAAAGGATACCTATTCAAAGGTGCAAGATGAAGATTTATATACTGATATCTTTCTACAAATAATGACAGGTAAGAATAACTTGATTGCTCAGTGTGAGATTTACGAGGCCTTTCCAACCACGTTAGGTGCTATTGAATACAGTCAGCAAGAAACAGATATGACTTATGCGACGTGTGAAGTTGGTTTTGCTTATAGTTGGTTTGATGTCAAGCCGGTATCTTCTACAGCATAAATAATAATAGAGAAGCGGCTATGTACTCAGGTTAGTAGTTAATCTTCTTTACAACTTAAAACGTTAATGTAGAAGCATATTTAGTTTGAAACCGTGGAAGGAGTACTGGCTGCTTCTCTCTTTTATTATGGATATATTATGACACTTGAAGAATTACATGAACAGGCTGACCGTGATTTAAAAATTGATGACACCGAACTCGACCTTGAGTCCATTCGGACTCCACAGCTACACAACAAATACCTAAAACTATACACTAAGTTCTCCTTGCAGTACAAGAAAGCAAGGGATGACTATGATGTAGTGTATAAATTTAAATGGGAATATTATTGTGGTAAGGCTGCGCCTGAAGTTTATCAAGAGAATCCGTTTGACCTCAAAGTTTTAAAGTCTGATGTTTATATTTATCTCAATGCTGATGCGGAATTACAACAGGCTGACCAAAAACAAGAATATTTAAAACAAGTCTGCAACTACCTAGAGCGTGTGTTGAAGGAAATAAATAATAGAAACTGGAACATCAGAAATACTATTGAGTGGAAGAAGTTTATCCACGGCGAGTGATGACCGTAACCATAGAGAAGTTTAATGAAGCATATCTCCGTATTAAGTGTGACCCAGCGGTTGCCAGAGAACTGTCGGAGTTTTTCACATTTGAAGTACCTGGCGCAAAGTTTATGCCGTCCGTCCGACGAAGAATATGGGACGGTAAAATCAGATTATTTAGCGTTGGTAATGGCAAAATCTATAGCGGACTACTACCATATGTCACGGAGTTTCTCGAAGAACAGGGGCACATCTATACCGTTAGCGAAGAATATTCTAAACGAATTTTGGACAAATCTACCACCGTTAAGTTTGTCCAGTCGTTATCGAAAATCAAAGCAAGAGATTACCAAATAGATGCGGTTCATAATATATTGGAGTCTGATAGGGGTCTTATTCTTTCTCCTACTGGGTCCGGAAAGTCATTCATCATCTATGCTCTGGTAAGATATTACGTTCAAAAAAATCTAAAAGTTCTTATTGTAGTACCCACCACTAGTCTAGTAGAGCAGATGTTCACAGACTTTGCAGACTATGGTTGGGCATCTGATGACTACTGCCATAGAGTTTATGCGGGTCATGATAAAGAGACAGATAAGGCAGTAATCATCTCTACCTGGCAGTCTATCTATAACCAGAATAAAAAATACTTCAGTCAGTTTGGAGCTGTGTTTATTGACGAAGCACATCTCGCCAAGGCGAAGTCATTGGTTGGTATTATGACCAAGTTGACCGACTGTAAGTATCGTATAGGTCTGACAGGTACACTTGACGGTACTGAAGTTCATCGTCTAGTATTAGAAGGCCTGTTCAACGTACACCAAGAAGTCACTACCACTTCAAAACTGATAGAACGAAAAGAGTTATCCAACCTACATATCAGTTGCTTAGTATTGGAACACACCAGAGAAAACCGCATACTGATGAAGGGTAAGACATACCAACAGGAGATGGAATACCTATCTACTCATCGAAAAAGAAACCTATTCATTTCTAAACTGGTAGCAGACTTAGAAGGCAACACACTAGTATTGGCACAGTACATCGAGAAACAGTTAGTACCACTGTGTCTAATGATTACAGAACTGTGTGATAACAGAACAGTCCATTTCATTTCAGGTGCAACACCTACCGATGACAGAGAGAACATAAGGGGTCTGGTAGAAAAGAGTGATGACTGTATCGTGGTTGCGAGTTATGGTACATTCTCTCTGGGTGTGAATGTCAAACGAATACACAACATAGTCTTTGCCAGTCCATACAAGTCACAGATAAAAGTACTACAGTCAATCGGTCGTGGACTCCGAACGGCTGATGATAAAGAAATATTAAAACTATTTGACATTTCCGACAATTTAGTGTATAATAATAGAGAGAACTATACTTTAAAGCATTTTAGAGAACGTATCAACATCTACAATGAACAGAGTTTTGAATACCAAATTATACCGGTGACATTAAAATGAGTACAATAGCATTAATAACTGGCGGATTCGATCCGTTACATTCAGGACATCTTGCACTGATAAAGAGTGCATCAGAGATGAGTTTGTTAGTGGCCATAGGCCTTAACAGTGATGACTGGCTGTATAAGAAGAAAGGATATGTTAGTATGCCTTTCTATGAACGTAAAGAAATACTGGAAAGTATGGAAGGGGTACATAAGGTTTTTGGTTTTAGTGATGCAGATGGTACGGCTTGTCGTGCCATACAAAAAGTTGCCTGGATATATCCCTGGCCAGTAGAGAAGATTATTTTCTGTAATGGTGGGGACAGAACAGAAGATAATATTCCTGAGATGGGTTTCCAACCATTGGCTGGTAGACCTGAAGATGAAGACCCCATACTAGAGTTTGCGTTTGGTGTAGGTGGTACAGACAAAAAGAATTCTTCTAGTGAACTGGTAAAGACTCAAAGAGAATGGGGGTACTGGCACGTTCTGAAAGATAATGGTACAACGAAGGTAAAGGAACTAGTGGTGATGCCTGGTAAAGAACTGAGTTACCAGAGACACTTTAAAAGGTCTGAGTTTTGGTTAATGTCTGAAGGTGAGTGTACTGTTAGACAGGGATATGAGAATTCTGATTATGATACAGAAAAAATATTAGAGTATCATCAACATCTCCATATTCCTGTTGGAGTATGGCATAATATAAAAAATCATACGGATAAGGTCTGTAAGATAATAGAGATTCAATACGGTGTTGAATGTGTTGAGCAGGACATAGAAAGGGATAAATAATGGTAATGGAAATAGCAACTAAAGATAATACTACACCTTATAAAATCATTAAACTGATTAACGGTGATGATATTTTCTGTAAAATTCTCCAAGAGTACACTGATGCTATTGTGGTAGAATGTCCTATGTCTATCAATCGCCATCAAGTAATGGATACTCCTGAACACATCGTTGAGCATACTGGCTTACAGAGATGGATGAACTTTACACATGATAATTCTTTTGTAATAGATAAACAGAAGATAATTGGTTTTGGTAATCTAGCACCTGAAGTAGTTGTTTATTATAAAATGGTAACTAAGAAGATTAAAGCTGAAGAGGATGGTGAAACTGGTGATGAAGATCATGATGCTCTAGTGAAACAGATGCAAGAGAATGTATCTAAGTTAGAACAGATATTGGAAGACAATGATACAGCTATAGATGATGATAATGAGAAGATAACTCATGTGCAACCTAATAGAACTTTACACTAAAATGCTATATCTCTTTCTTTCGCGGCAGCATGCTGTATAGTATATCATATAACTTCAAATCTGTCAAGCACTATTTACGCTTGACTTCATAAGAAAAGTGTGATATGCTATAAGTGTCTTAAAAATAGAAAGAAGGCATTTAACTATGAGTAACAAGAAGTTTATATATTTGGCAGGACCGATTGCCGGTTGCACACAGGAAGAAGCAAACGAATGGAGAGAATATGTCCGTAGTATGCTTCCCCACGGAATTGTTGGTATCTCACCTCTAAGATGTGAACCTTTAAAAGAAGGTATGCTCTATACAGAAGAAGGTGCTTCACCAAAGATGTGGTCAGACCCACGTGCAATAGCAACGAAGAACTGGCTGGATACTGAGTCGTGTGACTTGGTATTAGCGTATTTACCGAAAGAACTAAATGAGAAACGACCATCGTATGGTACGGTCATTGAAATTGGATGGGCTATTGGTTTGAGAAAACCATTGATAGTGGTGTCCGATGACAAGTACTTGATGGATCATCCTCTCATAAAACATAACGCATCGTGGCGTCTTGATAA